AATATGGGGCGGCTGCTGGAAAAGAATTTGATAAGTGGGCTGCGACCAAAGAAGGCCAAGCACAAATTGCTAAAGCTGAAAAAAATCTTAGAGCAGGGTCAAATACTCGCGGGAATGCTCGTGGATCAGTTAATTATCGAGCTCAAGCTGTTGCAAACCAAAGATCTGTTTTTGAAGAAACGTACATAAAAGAAAAAGTTAGACTTGGTGCAACAACAACTAATAAAGGCGCTGGGCGAGGGTCTGGTGCGACTGGGGCTAGCAGTTCATCTTCTCCAAGTAAAAATCAACTTCCACAACCAAGCACTGAAACACTTCCTCCAAGTTTAGAAAGTCTTTCTAAGTCAGAAATAAATCAAAAAAGTAGAATTGAAACATATGGCTCTAGCCAGACTCAGGTTTTCAATATAAACAGTTTCAGATCAGAAATTAATAATAACGATGTTTTGCCGTCACATTCATATTTAGTTACTTTTTCACCGTTTAAAATGGGATTTCCGGAAAATGAACCTCTAACTAATTTTGTAATAAACAAAAGAAGTACATTGATGATGAGATGCGAAAGTATTGTTCTTCCAACTCCATCATTACTAGAAGAAGAAAATATTCGTAGATATGGATATGGTCCGGTGGAAAAGGTTCCATATGGTGTTCAGTTCAGTGATGTTTCAATAACATGGTTAGTTGATGGCAATTCTGAAATTATTGATTTCATGCACCAATGGATGAACACAATTGTTATGCATGACTCACCAAATGCTAATATGTTACAAAGTACTAATGAAGGTGCTTTCCGCGACGGACTGGGCACATATTTCCCATTTGAAGTTGGATATAAAGACGGATATGCTAATCCAATTGTTAGAGTTTATGTTTATAATAGACAACAACAGACTGTAACTGAATACGAAATGTTTGATGTATTTCCAATGAATATTCAATCACAAAATCTTGCCTGGGCAGACGAAAATCAAGTTCAAAAGCTTACAGTGAATTTTGCATACACAAATATGAGAGTTAAAGCTCCTCGTGCGACTGATGCATCACAACAGTATGATAATATTGAAGCTTTAGTGAGTCCATTAGAAGAAAGAAAGCAACCAACTGATAAGGGCGGCCGGGCTGCGGCAGATAGATTTGATTCGCCAACTATGGAAGTTATACAAAATTCTATAAATTCTAGTAGCCCAAATTCAAATGAGAATATACCACAATCACCAACATCATCACAATCCGCTGTGCAAGGCTTAATTGTTCGAACCTTCAGCGCTTAATTATTGAAAACATAATGGAGTATTATAATGCCTCTACCAAAAATTGACCAGCCACTATTTGATATGATTATTCCTTCAACTGGAAAGAAGGTTACATTCCGACCTTTCCTGGTCAAGGAAGAGAAGATCCTTCTCATTGCTCAGCAAAGTGGTAATGATAGTGAAATCATCAGAGCTATTAAGCAGATTTTAAACAACTGTATTCAAGATCATCTAGATCTAGATACATTAGCGATCTTTGACCTTGAGTATGCTTTTCTTAAGTTGCGTTCAAAGTCAGTAAACAATGTTGTAAAATTATCTTATCGTGATACTGAAGACGATGAAGTATATAATTTTGAACTTGATCTTGATACTATTGAAATTGAAATGCCAAAAAACATTAATTCTAAAATTGAAATCAATGATTCTGTTGGTATGACTATGAAGTATCCATCCGCATCTATTACTGATAAAATGAGTGGTTTTGAGAATGAAGTTGATCTCATGACATTCTTCATTGTTAATTGTATCGACACAATCTATGATGAAGATACCGTGTATGTTGCTGATGATTTTAGTGAAGAAGAGATCTCTGAGTTCTTAGATGGATTAGATGTTAAGACATTCGAAAAGATTCGCGAGTTCTTTGAGAACGTTCCACGTCTATATCATAAGATTGAATATACTAATTCTATTGGAAGTGAACGATCAATTGAATTGGCGAGTCTCAAAGATTTTTTTATGTGGGGCTGAGTCATACGACTTTAGCAAGATACTATTCTATGATATTTTCTTTAGCTCAGCATCATAAATATTCGATCAGTGAAATTGAAGGTTTGATACCATACGAGAGGGATCTCTATGTTGATATGTTATTAGAATTTTTAGAACAACAAAAACAAGAGATAGAGAGTAGAAAGACGTAATGCTCGGACAGATCGCAGCAAAATTAGGAATAAAAGCTGTAGGCACTGCCGAAAGTGCTTTAGCTGGAGCCGCAGGTGCTGTAGTTAAAGCCGGTCAAGCATTTGGAATGGCTGGTAGAGCACTTGCCAGGGCTGGCCAGAGTACTTCTAACAGAGCTTCAACATCATCGAGTAATAGAATTACTAGCAATCTGGGAATGGCTGGAACTGCTGGAAAACAAAAGATATCTGGTGGTGGAACTTTGCCGGCTCCGAAATCTATTGCAAAGCCACAAGTATCTACAAAGATGCCAACAGAAGCTCTATTAGATACGGCTGTAAAATATCTAGTATCGATCGATAAATCGCTTAAATCACAGCTCGAATTTGAGAGACGTTCTTACCAAGAGCAGACTCAGATTGAAAGAGAAGCAATTATTGAAAGTAAGCCAGCCACCACTTTTACAGATATTAAAGACAGACTATCTGGTTTGAAATCAGATGTTAAAGACAATGCTAGTGCGGCAGCGTCAATCGCCAAGTTTGCTTTAGTACTCGGCGGTGTTGGTGCTTTAATTGCTAGTGCGTTAGACCAAAAAGAACTTAATGCATTAAAAGAAAATGTTGAACAATTCAAAACAAAATTTAGCTGGTTAGGCGATCTAGCTGCTATGATTCCTGCGGGTGGTATTTTCGGATTCTTATTTGGCGGTAAAGGTCTCAAGGGAAGATTAAAGGGTGGATTAATCGGCATTCTTGCTGAAGCAGTTGCTTTAACTGTATACAACCGAATGACTGGTCAAGGTGGAGGAGATAATACTGCTGTAAACTTGGCCGCGGCTGGTGGTATAGGCTACCTTGGATTCCGAGGAGCAAAATCTGCTGTTGGTATTTCACGAAAAGTGGCTGCTGCACGAGGAACAGGAGCTGCGCTTCAGGCAGCTACAGGGTTTGCTGGAAAACGAGCAGCAGTAGGATCAGTAGCATTCTTAAAGGGACCAATGTGGAGAAAGTTTTTAGCCTTTCTTCTAGCGCGTGGTAAAAAAGAACTTGTAAGAAAAATAGAACAACGTATAGCTATTAGTTTAGCATCAGGCGCAGTAGCTGCTACTGGTGTTGGAGCCGTCTTTGGAGCTATTGGATTTCTAGTGAATCTTGGATTTAGTTTATATTTGATGTATGAAATTTATGGGTTGTGGAAAGAGTTTATCGCAGGAAGCCAAGCTGACAAGGCTGGTGTTGGTGATGCCGAGATAGTAAAAGAGATTAACAGCCCAGATGCCATGGCAACTAAGGGATCTATTTCTGGTGCGCCACAAGGAACTGGAAATCTTCCACCGGTTCCAGCAGATATTCAAAAGATTTTAGCTGCAATTAGAACAAACGAATCTAGTGGAAACTACGGTGAAAATTCATACAAAGCTGGAAGCAGTGCTTCTGGTGCTTATCAATTTTTAGATAGCACTTGGAAATCACAAGCTGCTAAAGCAGGAATTGGAACAGAATATTCTAGAGCGTATTTAGCACCTCCGGAAGTTCAAGACGCCGTCGCTGCTAACTATGTAAAAAATATCTTAAGCATGCCAGACGTAGCTGGTGATGTTTCTAAAGTTCCTCTTGTTTGGTTTACTGGTAATGCGCAAGGTAGGATATCTGCTCGAGCACAGAGTGTGAACGCTGTAACTCCTCAGCAAGTACAAGCCAAATTTATGAAAACATATGATGGTGGAAAATTTGCTTCTTCTTCATACAATTCTTCACCGGGTGTATCTGGAATGATAAATGCTGGAGTTGAAAAGATGGGCGAAGTATTCGGTATGCTTGGTTCAGCTATTATTAAGCCAGGTGTGCGTAGAGATTTTATTCCAGCTACTCCTAATGCTTCAGAAAAAATCAACAGCGAGTCAATGAAACTTCAGAACGATATTACGTTTGGTATTAAAAAAGAAAAGAGCAAATCTGCAATTACATCTCCTACAATTCCAGCTGGAATATCGCGTGGAGGTTCTGTAAAATCTATATCTAATTTAGATCCTAATTATAAAAATGCTAATGTTTTAACAAAATATTTAGCACACTTTAGGTATGCCGAATGACTCCAGTAACAATTGGCGATCAAAAATTTATTAAAGACTTTAACAAAGGCTGGATTGATTCTAAAACCAAGCAGCCAGCTGATAAGGGATTAATTCGCCTACTCGACAGTTTGGTTATAAATGAACCTGTTTTAAAAAAACTTCGAGTGAAGATTGATACTACTGTAGAACCAGTATTAATCAATGGGCAGAAGTTTGTTTATGATGTTAATCAGGGATGGATTGACCAAAAGACAAAAACTCCAGTTCCACCAAGTTTTCAAATCACACTGAATAATGCCGTAGGAAAACCAACTGTTCCTAATGTGTCAGCTTCGATGGGCATGGCTGGCATTGCGGGGATGCAACAAACAAAAACGACAGTAACTCCACAAGTTCAAAAGACTGGTGGAGGAACATTAGTTTACAGTAATGTGAATATCAATAAACCTATCGTAAAAATGATAGGAGCTCTAGCATCGATTGATGGGTTCTTAAAGCAAAGACTAGATAATCAAAAAAACATTGCTAAAAATAACTTATTGTCTATTAGAGAAGCTCAAATTGAGAATATAAGTCAAGATGCACAAACACAAAGTGTAAAACCAGATGCTGAAAGAATAAGTGGATCTTCAGCCGGTTTACTCGGTCTTGGAGCTTTAGCTTTATTAACATTAGATCCAGTACAAGAAGCAATAAAGAGTGTTGTTAATGGTGTTGTAGAAACTGGCAAGTTTATCACCGGTGTTGTGTCAACCATAAACAAAGCATTTACATTTCTTCTTGGTAGTAGCGCTGTTGATCCTACTGCAACAGAATCACAATCTGAAAATGGTGCTAAAACACCGACTCCCGATGCGCAGCCAGTTACTACAGAGCAAAAGCCTTCATTCTTTGCGAGTGTAGGAGCGGGTGCAGCAACAGGAGCAGTAGTTGGATCTATAGTTCCAAGAGTGGGTATGGTTGCCGGCGCAGTTGTGGGTGGCGGAATTACTGCTTATAAGCATTTTACTTCTAGTGGATCTACAACAAGTAATAGTTCCTCAACGTCGTCATCTGCGCCGCAAGCAACTCCAGCACCAAATGCTACACCACAAACAACTTCAACTCCAGCACCAAATGCTACACCACAAACACAATCAACAGCATCAGCACCAGGACAAATTCCTAAGAATGATATTGTAGCTCTTGGAAATTACTTAGCATCAATGGGTGCTGACAAGAGTAAGATGGAACATCCAACTCTGAGCGGAAGAGTTGGAGATCATAGTCAAAACTCAAGACACTATAGAGGCATGGCGATCGATGTCAATTTTCCTGGCCCGAACGAAGGTGCAATTCTTGATGCTTTAGAACCACAGTTAAGAGCTGCTGGCTATAATACTATTTGGCGCGCCAAAGGCCATGAGACACATATGCACGTGTCTGTGGGCGGTCGCGAAGGTCGTGGAAGCAGTACTACTGGCGATGCCAATAGCCTTATGAGCGTGGCATCTGATACTGTTAACATGGGCATGGAAAAGATCGGCGAGTTGTTTGGCATACTAGGTTCGACTATTATTAAGCCGGGGGTTCCTCGAGGCAAAGTAGACTATTCAGAAGCAATCGGTGCTGCAGCTGTACAAACAAATGCTGAGATAGCAGTATCTAAAACACCCAAAGCTCTGCCTAAAATATCAATTCCACGAGCTCCAAATATTAATAGATCTAATACTGGCACAACACAAAATCCGGCAACCTCTACAGATAAAAATAGCGTCTATTATTATTTGAGACGCTTTGGTTATCAAGATTTAAATGTTGGCGAGTCGCCATTAGTTAAAGCAACGGTAGCTTAAAAAGAAAGGGGACCGGTTTCCCAGCCCCCTTTCCCACCGATCAATCTTCGTCAGAAAGCCACTTCATGAAGACGGCATCTTCTTCATCATCTTCGGTACCGAGCGCTGCAGTCGCTGGAGCAGTAGTTGCTGCTGATGTCGAAAAGGTTGGAGCCGGAGCCTTATACTCTTCTTCATCAAGAGCAACTCCACGAACCTTTGGTGCTGCGACAGAAAGTCCTAGGACATTGTTGAGACGCGTCTTTAACTCATCATATGACTTAAAGTGCTTTGGATTGACAAGATCTTGCAATGGATGCTCCTGCTTGTAAATCGCTTCAAGCTCAGCGTCATCATTCGACAGTGGTGCGGGAGAGTCGAATTCAGACTTATCGTAGTTGCGGTAACCCTCAACCTTACGGATCTTGAGCTTGAAATTAGCACCCGTCCAAAGATCGAACGGATTTACTGGCTTCTCGTCCTGAAATTGAGGGTTCATCAGATCGTTCAGCTTGTCAAAGATCTTCTTGCCATACTTGTACAGGAAGACCTTACCTTCGTTATCACGATTTCCCGGATCACTGACAACGTAGATATTAGAAGTATAAGAAAGGCGGCGCTTCTGTTCACGTGCCTTTTCCTTATCGGACTCAAGGCCCGTATTCCATAGAACGGAATTATGCTCAGAAACTGGATCGTTCTGGCCAAGAGTGGTCAGAGACTTTTCAATATACCAGAGACCGGTTGGTCCTTTAAAACCATGATCCCAGATGCGAACAAATGGGAGATCCTCACCACCCGGAGGCGGAAGGAAACGAATGACTGCATAACCATTTTCAGCCTTATCGAGAGTAGGCTTCCAATACTTATCATCATCACCACGGTCATATGTGGTAGTCTGCTTTTGTAGCTCCTTAGTGAGCTTTTCAAACGAGGTTGCAGACGAACGCTTAAGATCAGCAAAAGACATAATTAATCTCCTTATATGTCGTTATATTTCGTTATATTCGTTGTATTTGTCGAGAACTTCTCAACGTCTTATTTATCCAACTCTGTAGCTAAAAACATTAGGATTTAATTTTCCTACTGCTACATAAATTGAATCTAGGAATGATTGATCTGTGTATTGATATCCAAGATCATTCATAAACTGTTGTTGCTCAGGGCTGTTAAACCTTTCTGCAATAATTACTGGTTTATACTTTTCAATAGTGGCTTTAGCGCCCTCAAGAACTCCTTGCTCAAATCCTTCTACATCGAGTGCAATAAGATCACATTCGGCCAAATTTAAAGAATCGATTGTCATCATAGGAATATTAAACTGCTCAGATGGCGGTTGAAGAATATTCATTCCGATGTTTAAATCATTAGTACCAGGTCCTTCTTGAGGAACACGATATAAACCAACAATACCATGGCCATGACCAAGAGCTGCATTCAGCTTAATAACGTGATCGTATGGATTGTTGTTCACCATGCATGTGAATGCAACTGGTTCTGGTTCAAAAGCAAAAACGTGCTTGAATCGCTTAGCATACAGTCTAGCATACATTCCACAGTTTGTACCTGCGGTTACTACTGTACCATAATTAGTAATGTGTGTAAAATACTTGTGTACGTGATGATTGTTCCAGTGTTCAATTACTGATTCAAAGCACACTTTATCTTCTTTGATCCAGTACCAATTGGTTTCACCTTCAATCTCAACATCACGAATCTCTATATTAGCAAACATAATTAAATCACTGATTTTGCTGAAAGATATTTTGCTCCTCCATCCCATGGCATAAATGGGATGTCAGTATATTCAATTGTTCGATTTTCTTCAATTTGAGGAATAAAAACATCTCGAATATACTTCTCATTGTCAATACCAAAAATCTGATTAGAGTAAGCAATGAGCCAATTCTTTGTTTCACCGATCTTTAGCATAATTTCATCGCGAAGTTCAAGTGGCATTTCAGTAAATGACCAAGTGCCAATCATTAGATCTGCATTGCACAGATCATTCACATCAGAAGTATGCACGATGTTGGTATGACCTAGTTCATTGTGATACCACTTCTGAATTGCTCCAACTTCAGCAAAATCATAAATGATATACTTACCCTTAAATCCAAGCTTGTAGACGATATCGGCCATGTCGCCAATGCCACCACCAAGTTCTACAATTGTATCGAGCTTTTCTAGTGACTCTGGTGTCCATCCATTAATTAGAAGATGAGCCATATGCTGAACACGATTCATTGTTGTTGTAAAATCTTCAAATAGATTATACATACCACGATCTTGCTCAGTGATACCAATATCAGGATCTTCAAGAGCATAACGAACCTTTGCGTTTTCCTTCCACTGAAGGACTGCAGCAAAGTAATCAAGGAACCGAGCACGAGTCATAAAAGGAACTGACATCACAGAAGCCCAGACTTTGAATCTTTCCTTAGGAAGATTTTTAAAGTCTTCAGCAAACACTTCACACATTACAGTCCAGTAATTATCTTTACCGGCCTGCTTAGCGGCGAGCATTTTTTCAAATAGATGTTTTGAAGAAGCTAAAGGTGCCGGAGCAGTCATTGCCGGATTCGCTGGTTCAGTAGAGTAACGAAAATATTCAGACATCAATCACCTGCAAATTTATCTTTCAGTATCTTACGACATTTAAATGCATCATAATGAAAGAATGGTTTATATTTAGATAACTTTTTATATATGCTTGGCCAAAGTACCGTATCTTCAATCTTCTTATTCCAGTGACTAAAGAAACCAAGAATATCATTCAGAATAATAATAGTTTCAATAGATATTTGACGCCGCAAGTATTGTTTAAGTAAATATGGATGTTGTCCATTCTTTACAATAACATTAGTATCAAAATCTGTCAACAACTTATTTAGATCTTGCTCAAAAATATAAGTCAAAGACTGTTGCCGCATGAGCCATTCAGAATAAACTTTCTCTGAATCATCGTTAAAGAGATCACCAACCCACTTGAGATCACCATCTACAAAATTGGCTACTAGATATTTAAGTGGATCTTTATGCTTGGATAGTTTATAGAATTGATACTTATCTTTGCGAGTCTCAAAGCTAGTTTGGCTTGCACCGATTTTGCCGTTGTACTTGATATAATCATAATTGTCTGTAGTAAAATGGTTCTTAACAGCAAGAAAAGTCTTATAACTCTCGAACGGTGTCATACTGGAAGCCTCGCAGACTTTGGCAAATAATTCAAATCTTCAGCGGCCGCTTGAATCTTAGACCTAATCTTGATATTATTTTTAATGATAGAAGCAGCCGCTTCAATCTCTATATTATTCTTTTCACAGAGGTGGACGACGGCATCCATATAATCAAGTTTGTATTTTACTACTAGTATTTCTACTTCTTTAATAAACTTCTCATTCGACATAGTCTTTTGTAGAATAACGTCGTCCACCATAATCAATTATCCTCGATAAAAAATGTGAGCACCAATTTTAGCAGTGCGATCAAAAACTCTACCCCATGATGGACTTACATAGTCCGCATGATAGAACTTTGCACCTCTTGTTACGTCACCGTAATTTCCTAGGTACACATTTTCAGCGATCTCTTTGGCTTTGCGATATGCAGCCAGATCCTGAATTCGCTTTCCTCCTTCACACTTCCATGAAAACTGGCATACGCCTCTGGCCTTCTGATTGATGACCGCACATGGTGTTTTTGGGAAGCGTTTGTCTTTTACGCGGTTCAACACGACGTTGTTGACCGCAATCCTGCCCTTATAGGGTTCATGACCAGCTTCAAAATATGTATTCTCGGCCATGCATTGGATTTGTTGTTTATCGTAAGCGCTGAGATAAACAGGCTTCTTTACGATCTTTTCTTTTTCTATTACTTGAATTTCCGGAACCTTAATCACCTTGACCTCTGGTTCTTTCTGTGGAGTTGCAAGAGCTACACTCGTAACTGCAATGGCTCCTAGGAAAAAACCTTCACCCCAACGCAGATAAGGAAAGTCCTTCCTGTTTTCGAAAAGTTTCATTGTATCCTCTAATCTTAAATGATCTTGGCAAACAGAGACTGCTTTAAAGGCATCTCAGCCTAACAGTTTGTCCGTCGCTATGAGAAGATACAAAATGAAATAACGAAGGTATCTTCCATCCATTTCCCTCTTACTGGAAATGCAAAATCATTATGGTTTC